CCCCAACCGATGATTGGACAATTACAGACATGGTTGTGCAGGGTAGGTTTGAGGGTTCTCGCTAATGGCTTTACTGCCTCAGACTTACAACACTGCTGCGATTGAGGATGAGCTTAGGCGCTTAAATCAAAGGATTGATGCCCTTAGCACATTACACGCATTTATACCTCAAGCAGATCCTGTGGCTAACCCTAGAATTGGCATGATTATGTACTCTGATGGCTCTACTACAGGGTTTAGCGAGCACAAAGAGCGTGGCCTTTATAGGTACGATTACTTAAATAAAGATGTCAATAATGATCTTGGGTGGATTCATTTCGCAAGTAATGATCAGACTCCGTTTATTATTAATCAGTCTGCTGGCGATACTGTTAGCTACACAGCTTCTAGTGGTTTTGTTTTATTAAAGTACACTGGGGGTAATGGGTCTTACATAGTTGACCTTCCAAACCCAACCTTACAAAAATATAGAACAATAAGGTTTATTGCTGACGGGTCTATAACAGCAAACCATAAAGCTTTTTTGAATCCAGGCGCTTTTTTGATAGACGGATCAACTGCTGATTTTGAGTTTAATCGTTCTTTTGAGGGTATAACATTGTTTAGTGATGGCTCTAATTGGTTAGTTACGCAGGCGAAAAAATAATGACCCCAGTGGTAGCAAATATTAGAGATGAGTGGTATTGGGTAAAAGATGGAATCAACGAAATACTTCAACAGTTTTATTGGTTTGATTATAGGGCTGAAGATGTGTATGCGGCCTGCGTTAATGGATCTGCAATTCTATACAAGACAGAAGAAGGTTTTGCTGTTTTTACTATAGAAGCAAATACTTTAACAAAAGAGAATTCATTTCTTTGCTGGTTGGCGTGGGGTAAGCCAGAGTACAAAGGCAACCTAATAGCAAGCCACTTTGACTTCTTTTTAGAGCAGTCCAGAGATTATGGTTGTGAGCGAATTAGTGTTAAAACAGCGATAGATGGTTTAGATAAATTTCTTGTTGACCAAGGGTGGCGGGTTGACATGAGAGTCTTTAGTTACGATGTGGGCAATGGCCCCGAACAGATAGAGGAATAATTATGGGTGGCGGTGGATCAGCTCCTTCAAATACAACACAAACGACTAAGCCTTTTCCAGCGCAGGAACGGGCATTAACCCAGCTATTTGGCCTAGCTGAAAACCAATTTGGGCAAGGCCCTCAAGGTTTTTTTCCTGGTGACACTGTAGGTGCTCAATCTCAGAACACTGTTGCGGCTCAGCAATTAGCTCTTGATGCCGTTAACCCTCAAGCGCAACTAGGGATGGCAGGGTTTCAGTCAGCTATGGCTGGTCTTGACCCTAATTCAGCTCAAAGCCAAGCCATTATCAATCCGATGATTGCAAACCTTCAAAGCCAGATACTTCCTAGCATAGGAAGCAATGCCATACAACAGGGCGCTTTTGGTGGTGATAGGCAGCGAATACAAGAGCAACAGGCCGCAGAAGCCACCACAGCCTCCGCTATGCAGGCTCTAATGGCTAATCAACAGCGAGCCATAGGCAACATGGGCATGGTCAACCAAGGCCTTCTACAGCCTGCACAGACAGCCTCATCGGTTGGTGCTCAACAAGAAGCAAGAAACCAAGCCATCATTAATGCGGAGCGACAACGCTTCATGTTTGGTCAGGAGGCTCCTGAAACTGCGCTTGATAGACTTGGTAGTCGAATTAGCGGCGTAAACCTTGGTCAAATAACAAACAGCTCATCTGGTGGTAGTGGTAGCAGTTCTGGTCGAAACTTGGGAACTGCGGTTGGTGCTGGGTTAACTGCTTACGGTTTAGCGAAATAAGAGGATATTATTATGGGTGCGGGAGCAGTACAAACACTACTTGGCGGGAAAAGCATAGATGATCGCCTTAATAAGAAATTAAAAAACGGGCAGGTTGAAAAGCCAACATTTAAAAGTGGCCAGCGTAATGAGGTCAATCGACAGCTAGCTCCTATGATTCAGGCAAGTATTGATCGGCAGCGTAATGCTGTTATGCAGGATAGTGGGCCATTGCTTGCTGGTATTGGGCCAGCAGTTCGCCAAGATGTTCAGAACTTTTCTCCATTTAGTAATCCTTTTGAAGCAGACGCAGCAACAAATGCGGATTATATTGAAGATCTTAATACTATGAAGGATAACACTAGAAAAACAATCACTAAAAGCAAATTTGGTGGCCTGAAAAGGAAAAAGAAAGCAAACCCAGCTTACACAAAATTAACCAATCAAATCCTTGAAGCTGAAACACAGCAAAAAGCATTAGAGCAAGGAAGGTTGGGTGCAGACGCTCAATTTCAGGCATACAACAATCAGGCCCCATCTTATCGTGCAGCACCAATTCAAGCCGGTCTTCTCCAGCGTATGGCTGGTGGCAACACTGGCATGAACCAGATTGCCGCAGGACAGCAAAACAACCCAACATTGGCTAAAGCAAAGGTTTAACTATGGCACTCCCAGCATTATTAATTCCAATACTTGCTGGCGCAGCAATAGGCGCAGCAACAAATCCTGACGACAAATTACGCGGTGCAATTGGTGGTGGCTTGTTAGGTGCGTTCACTGGTGGTATGGGTGGTGCATTAGCTGGCGGTGGTGGCGCTGCAAGTTCTGGAATAGGCGCTAGTTTAGCTGGTGGTGCTGGAGCTACATCACCGGCTGCTGCGGGTATTGTTTCATCAGGCCTAGGGACTGCTGGTACTGCTGCTGCACTACCTGGCGCTGCGTCTTCTGGCGTTGGCGCAAATTTAGCTGCAAATTTAGCAATGGGTGCTAACCCTGGGTCAGTTGCTGCATCTTCCAGCGCACTATCTGGCGGGGCATCATCAGGCTTGGCTCAAAGCCTTGCTGGTGGTGTAGCACCTCAATCGGCAACTGTATTGCCAGCAGGTAGTTCTTTTGCATCACCAACTTTAGCATCTCAGGTTAAGACTGGTCTTGGACAGATGGCATCGGGCGCTACAGAAAACCCAATGAAAACACAAGCTATGATGCAGCTAACTGGGATGGGTGTTCAACCACAACAACAAGCACCAATGATTCAGTCAGCACCAATAACCCAGCCCCAAGTTGCTAGGCCACCGTCTGTATCAGAGCGAATTGGTGACGAGCCAACATTTATTCCAAAGCCTTTGTTTTCTAGCGAAGGTTTTTCAGAAGAAGAAAAAATGAGAAAACAACTTTTACAACGAGAACTTCAAGCTAGAGGCCTTGCATAGAAATGGCAGAATTTGATTACTTACAAGCTCTTAGGTTAGCAATGGGTGGCCAGCAACAACTACAGGATCAAGAGATTGATGCTAGAAATGCTTTATCTGCTGCGGTTAGTCAGCCAATAAGACCTGGATACCGTGCTCTTAATGATCAAGGTGAAGTGCGCGGGTGGGCTGATACATTTAAGAACCCAACAGAAGGTCAGAAGGGTTTTGCTTTACAGGCTGGACTATCTCTTCTTGGTAGCGCAGACAGCACTGCAAGCCTCTCTAGTCGCATTGGTGCGGCCATTGGTACTGGCTCTCAAGCACAACAAAAAATAAGAGCAACCGAGCAAGCACAACGAGCTAGTGCGGCTCAATCAAATCTTGACATAATCGGTTCTCAAAGAGATAACCTTACTGCCCAGATGGGTTTTATGAAGGATATAAATACCGAGCGAAGGGCTGCTGCTGGAGAGCAAAGAGATGTGGCTGGCGAAGAAAGAGCTGTTCAAGATCAAATCATGCAAGAAGAGACACACAGGCTCAGCCAATTAACCCCAATTCAGCGATCTAAAGAGCAACAACAAAAAGCAATAGCAGAGGGTAATTTTTCTCTTGCTGAGCAAATACAAGGCGAAATTGACAAAGCTCAAGGCTTTGGTCCAAACTCTATTGAAGTTTATAATAAACAAATAAATGATTTACGAGATCAGATTTCTACAGGAAAAAATTTAATTGCAAGTGGCAATAACAGTCCAGAGGCTGCTGCGGCACTGGCTAGGCTCGAAGAAGAATTGTTGTATGCAGAGCAGGGTAGGGATAAGGCCGTGCGAACATCTGGAATGTCTGTAACAACAACAAACCCTGACGGAACAACTACTACAGTGAACGTGGGTGGTTCTGGTAGCTCTAATAGGAGAAGGGGTAATGAAACTAAAATAGATAAAACTTTTCTTGATCAAGTTAGCTTTTTAGATAATGAAAATAGTCTTATGCAAAGGTCTATTTCTTTAATGACAGAGCCAGCTTTTCAAAGCGTACAAGGCGCTATCAAAGGAAGGGTTGTTGGAGGTGTTCCTGGGGCAGACATACTTATGTCAGAGGAACAACAGTCAGCGTTGAATCGATACGATAGAATTAAGAGTGAACAAGGTTTGGCTTTTGCCCCTCTTTTAAAACCCATGTCTGACAGTGATCTTAAGTTTGTTTTAGAAGCAATGGCTATCCCAATTGGCATAACACCTGCGTCTGCAATATCTGGAATGTTTACAGATAAGATTCCGCAAGCCTTATCTAGAATAAAATCTGCTTACAGCGTTTTTGAAAATGACGATCCTGAATATTATCCACCAGGGTCTGCTGATGTTGCTCAAATGAAAATGGCTACAGATTTAGCGGCAGAATGGTCTAAGGGTGGTATTAGTTTAGCAGGAGATCCTAACAACCCCGAATCCATAAAAGGAAGTATTGGGTACGCTATGCAAAATTGGTTTCCACAGGTTAACCCTGCATTAAAAGGAAAGGGTTATTATTACAGTAAGCAAACTGGTAAAATGTATTCGGCAGGGTTTTTGGCAAATTTCTTAGCGCAAACAAGAAGGGAACTTAAGGTTCCTGATTATCCAGAAAAAGAACTTCTGAGATCACTTCAATTGGAAGAATATTAATGACTGAAAATGAAATAATCCGTAGTCAAGAAGGTGTTGATCCAAGATTTGTTGATGTAAATGAATATGTCCGGAAATCTGCTGGGCTAGACCCCCAAAGCGAAGAAAAACCATTAAGGTCTTTTAATCAACTATCTTCTTCTGAAGTTGAGAAAATGAATTCTTTAATTTCACAATCTGCTGGATTGTCTCCAAATTATAACAATAGCCCAGAGTTTAATGACATTGGATCAGAAGTTAATAAGATGCCTGGTGTTGGTATTGATTACGCTGAGACATTAAGTCAAGGCGCGATCAGGGGTATGCTTTCTGTTTTAGATGTAGGTCCAATGGCTTGGAATGCTCTTTCTTGGGCCAACAATAAGATGGGTGGCCTTCAAACAACTTCCATCGAGTATCCATCTAAGATTATTGGAGAGCTAACTGGTCTTGGAGATAGAAATACTAATGAAATTAATTTTGGCACATTAGATGCTGCCGCAGCACAAACCATTCGTGATGTAGCATCTAGTAAAGTTGTTAAAGACGTAAAGGGAAGCATCATCGAGGCGCTTGGCGGGGAAGCCGCTCCAGAAGGGGAGAAAGACGTAAGGCCATTAAGAAAGGGTCTTTTTGGTGATGAAATAAAAGCTGAAGACCTTAGCTTTAGTGACAACCCTTTAACAGCAGAACAACGACAATCAATAGCGCCTTTTGAATTTGGTCTAGAAATAGCAAGTGCTGCTACTACAGGCGCTGGACTTATGGCCTTTGGTGGTATGAGGTCACTAGAAAGCGCTAGACAATTTTTGCCTATTGCACAAAAGGCTGGTATCAATCCTTTCTTTGCAGAAGGAAGACTTATACCCAGAAGTCTAGACGATCTTAAAAAAATAACAACCACAGCGCCAACTGTTCCTACAAGAACTGGCGCAAGTAAAGCTGCTGTTATTGCGGCAAGTAAAGAGGGAATAAAAGCCGAAGCTAAGTTTGCAGCATTATCTTCTCTTTCTGCAACTTCAGTTGGCTTGGCGACAAATGGTGACCCGCTTGCAATGACAATTGCGTCCCTTCTTGTGCCTACTAGCTTTGCTGCTTACAAAGGTGTTAAGGACTTTAGAATAAGAAAGCAAGATGAACTTCTAAAAATAGTTGGCAGGGAGGGGCAGGAATTTATGGCTCTTGAAAACATACTTCTTCATTCTTCTGATAGGGATGCGGTTATAGCTAAGGTTCGAGAGTGGGCAGCAAGTGGTCAGAAGTTCCCTGGTACACTTGGAGCTTTAACTGGAGATAGAGGTTTGCTTGCTTGGGAGAAGGGAAGAAAGGCTCAAGGTTTTAATGCAGAAATGAGAGACATGGATCGAGATGCTCTTGAATTCCTATCTAATTCTTTGAGTGAAATTCAAAAAAACGGATCTGAAGAAAGTTTAAACAAATGGCTTCAGATGAGAGTTGCTGCTGAAGAGTCTGATGCTGAAATGATGCTGGATAACGCTAGGCAGACTACTGAGGATATTCTTGAATCAAAAGGCACTAAGTACGAATCCCTAGAAGATGCAAACCTTGCCCAAGAAATACAAACTGAAGCTGTTTTAGCGAACATGGAAGAAAAACATGAAGCTTTGTGGGATCAAGTTCCAGATGAAGATTTGGTTAATGTCAGTGAGGTTTATAGAAACTTTAAAGGAACAATGGATTCTATTCTTGACACAGAAACTGCAAGATCAATGGGTTCAAAAGGATACGCTGAAGAGTTAAATATACTAAAGGGCTTGGCTAAAATATCTGATGATGCTAGCGCCCCAATTGGGTCATCAACTCCAAGTTTAATGAGTCAATTAATTAAAAGTAATGCAGTAAAACTTACAAGAAAAGAAGCAAATGAGTATGGTTATGAAAATTCTGGGTGGTATTACATAGACCCAGATACAAATAGCCCTATGGGGACCAGCCATGCTACTAAAAAAGATTTAGTGGCAGATATTGAAAACTCCCCATTTGATTATGGAATTGACATTAAGTCTACTAGTGAGGCTGTTGGGCCTGTTGAAGATGTTTTTGTTTCCGCAAAAGAATTAATTGACTTAAGAAGTGCAATTAATGCAAAAACAAGACAGCTTAAATCTCCAGGCAAGGCCGAATCAAATAAATTTAATGCTAAATTTGCTAGCGAGTTTCAAGAAAGTTTATTGAATGGAATTAACTCAGCTCCAAATGTTAGTCCAGCGTACACAGAAGCTGCAAACTACACGCGACTTCTTAAGCAAACCACAGACAAGACAGCTAAAAATCTTGCGCTCGATGACGCTGCAACCACAGATCAAAGAATACTTAAGGCTAATGAGCGAGGCGCAAAACCTGCTGATGAAATTATAAGCCAAGCGCAATTTGCTAACGAGCAAGGTGTTGAAGGTGCTCAAGACTTGCTTCAGGCAACCGAGGAAGTTGGTATTAGCAGTTTTGCCTCTGCCGCTATATCCCCTGAAGGTGTTGTTAACACTAAAGCAGCAAACGCTTGGATTAAAAAACACGCTTCTTTCTTGAGAAGATTTCCTAATGCTAGAGCAAGAATGGAGAAAATAGCAGACACTGGTGATGCAGAAGATCTTGCTCAGGAATCAGCAAAGTTAACTAGAAGCTCGCGGGAAAAATCTGTTGCTGTAAATTTAATTCAGTCTCCAAATGCAATAGATACTATTGATAAACTTTTAGCCGGTAAGTTGAAAGGTGGATTCCAGAAAGGCGTTGATGATCTGCTTGAAGATATAAGTCAGACTCAAGATCCGGCTGAGTCTCTTAGGGGCCTTCAGGTTCTTATTCTTGATCGATTAAGTCACAACATGACGTTTGCTTCAAAAAACTACAGAGTTAAAGTAGACCCCTTACTTAAACAGGTTTTTGGTGATGAGGCTTACAACAACATAAAGCAAATATATGATGATGTTGATAAGGTTATCGCTAGAAAAAGCGTTGGGATGACTAGGGATGAGTACAAACAAGATCTTTTAAAGACAACAATAGGCAAAGTGCTTGGTGCAAGAATTGGCTCTCAGTTTGGTCAGTCACCTCTAATCATGGCCAATGTTGGTGGCCGAGTCATGGAGCGACTGCTTACTAAAATACCTGGTGAGCAAATTGATGAGATAACAAATGCGATGCTTTTAAATCCTCAAGAGTTTATCGATTACGTTGACAAGGTTGATAAGATAGACAATGTTAATGAAGCTGTCTCTATGCTGCATCAATGGATGTTGATTGCTGGGGTTCAAGGGGAAATGTACAGGACTGGTTCAAAAGAAGTTGAAGAGCGCAGACCTGAGAGCTTAGAAGAAAGAATGAGGGCGCAATAATGGAAGATATTTTAACTCAATTAGCCCAGCAAGGGGGCAAACCTCCAATTGAAGTGCCTGGTCAGCCAGCTACTTTAGACGGCTTGATTCAGCAACTAATTGGCTCAGGTGTAGGTTCAACACCGGAGTCACCAGGCATGGGCGCACAGCAAGCTGTAGAGCCTCCTGCGACCCTTATAGAGCAGGTTACAGCACCTCAACAAGTGCAAACTCCAAACCCAGTAAATAAGAAAATAATTAGCGAAGTTGTTCCAAAGCCAACTAAGAAGGAAGAAAAGCAATTAATAAAAAACCCTATAGAGCTTATATATGGCAAAGAGTATTATGGTCTGGATGAGGCTAACCCCAAACACCAACCCATCATAGCAAGTTTCTTTGATAAAAGTATACCAAGCCTTATGACATCAAAGGATGGCAAGAAGGACCCATCAAAAGTACAAAGTGTTGCGTGGTGCGCTGCATTTGTTGACCATGTTTTAAATGATTTAGGTCAGCCAAGTTTAAAATACGAGAAGGATAAATACGACATTGTTAGGGCTGCTAAGTATTTGCAATATGGCGAAAATGTTGACAATGACCCACAGCTTGGTGATCTTGCTGTAATACAAAACCCAAAAAACGGATTGTTTCATGTTGGCTTTTTTGCAGGAGAAGGGGAAAAAGGTAAAATTAAAATTCTTGGTGGAAATCAGAATAACCAAGTAAATGTTAGTTCTTATGACACCTCTAGAATTAAAGGTTTTAGAAGAATTGGTGATTTGGAAACGGTAAGCCCAGAGACTTTAATTAAAATATCTGAAGACATACAGGGGCAGGGGGGAACTAGGTAATTCGAACAAGGTGCTGACTACAGGGATCGCAGGTCAGCGTCTACGTGGAGGGCTACTTCCCTGCTAAGGATTCCATTGTACCAGAGACAGCAATTAAGAACTCACCGAGTTCATAGCAATCTTTAGCACTTTCAATAGCGTAAGTCTTTGTTCCAGCAAAATCACTTGCAGTAATCCTGACAACGTCACCTTCAGCAACATAATCAACAATTAACTGCCTAGCGCCAATAGTATCATCAGTGCCAATAGTTAAGCTAATATTCTTTATCACAAACCCACCCGTTGCAATTGATTAGATATTTCTTTATCCCACTCAGCTATCATTTCTCGATAATCTGCTGAGTAAAACTTTACCGGATTCTTTTTTGTATTAAGCATCATTTCAACATGGTCTTTGCCATACATATCGATCATGTATAGCGTGTACTGCGCTTCAGCGCTCCCATGCTTCATTCCAAATTGATTGCAAGACGAGCACTGAGGGTGAATGTTTTCTTCCTCTAAGGCCCATCTAGAGCTACTGCCTTTTGGTATAAAATGACCACCTTGCATACCTTCATTCCATTTCTTAGAACAACCGCAGCTAACACAGGTAACGTACCCTGTGTCATCCGCAGCCTTAAGCCTGACAAGTTTTTGCAAAGTCTTTAAAGCAGTTTGACGTAGCTCTTGACTTGTCTTGGCCTTTTTCTTTTTCTTAGCAGCCATCTAGAATGGGATGTCGTCATCAAAATCATCGTCAAGGCTTACAGGTGCCGCCTGGACCTGAGCTTCTTTTGGCGTTGCAGATAAACTAAAGTATTTTTGACCTGCTTTAGACTGCTTGACCCACCCAGATAAATAGCAATCAACGCCATTGACGTTAATCGTACCTGTGTAATCAGGATGTTTTTCTGACTTCTTTTCTTTTGCTCTAAACAAAGCGCCAGAATTTGTGTTGTCGTATTCGCTCATTTTAATCTCCATTATGCCAGTTGTTTAATTTGCTTTCTTTCTAGTGTTGAGAAAAACGCTTCTTGCGGGTATTTACTTGGTGCTACCCAAAGCGCAAGTTGATCTTCTTGAGGAATGCATGACCATGCTCCCATAGCCTCCTCGTAGTGTTTTATCTTTTCTGACCCCTCCTGAAGCCCGTTATGTATTGCCAAATGCTTTCTCATGTAATCAAGAGCCTCTCTGTTTCTATCAACCGCATCTGCACAAGCTTTTGCTTTTGTCTCATGAGAGTAGTCTTGATTAACACTCCCATCAACCGTAATGACCTCCTCCTGCGGCTTTCCCCGCATCATCGATGCCTCGCTGTCATCATCCACAGAGGGAACTCCTGCAAGGGCTGCCAAAGAGTACCTACGGGCGTAAGTAATTGCGCTGCCAGCAGCTTGCGGGTCTTGCTTGGCTAGCGGCAAATAGAACTCTTCTTCTATCCACTGGCCACTAAGGTGCATCAAGATGGTTTTAACACCGACACCATTGCCACCTGAAGAGTTAACAGGGAATTGGGCGTATGATAAGCCATTGTTAACAAAAGGTTGTTTAATTGTTTTGATAACGCTAGTAAGGTCAGCGTAATTAGATTTAAAGAATGGGTTCTTGCTGTCTTTAACAGCACCGCCCATTTCGTTCTGCGCCCTGCTAAGTGCGGCAGCAAGTTCGTTTATATTTTCTGATTTGTTCATAGCCCCTCCTAGGGTTTGGTTTTTTTAACACAAGATCCGCAGTCGCCATTATCGTCAACTCCGGTTTCATCCCAAGCGTTACAGGTAACGCAAACGCATTGTACTACACAATCCTCACAAGTAAAACCAATTTCTGTTTCTTCGCCTGGATTGTAGTCATCATCAAACAAGTCGCCACAATTGTCGCACATTGCCACAGCCATTATTCACCCCTCTCATCGCAATCAACGTAATCATCTAAAAGATCGATATCACACTGGGTTTCTTCACCACCAGCAGCAAGGCACTGCTTAAACTGGTAGACAATTTCCCTATAACACATTTCTTTTGCACTTAACTCAGGGTAAGCGTTTTCACAATATTCCGCGTCTTGAGGCAGCAGGTCCGAAGACCAAGCGAAAGAACAAAAAGAAATTAAAGCAACACTAACATTCAATTTAACTAACCTCATATTTTTGCTCCAGATTCTTTAATCTTGGCAAGCTTTTCTTCGTTATTTATCCAAGCAAGGCCGCTAGTAATGTTCACAAAGCGATTAAATGTCTGCTCATTATCAAAATCGACCTGCTCAACCAAAGAAGTTAAGGCGCACTTAAAGTTCTGTAACGCCCAGGCTTCAGCGGCTTCTGCACTGTGCTCATCATGTATATCTCTTAATTTAGTCATAGTCCCTCCACGGGAGTTGTTTAGTGAGACTCAACTTTAACCTATATTGGCAAAATGTCAACTGGTAAGAATTTAAAAAACTTTTTCTTTACCTGTTGCTTTATTTTTAAAGCTAGCTTACAGTGGCCTGACTTTATTTAGGAGGGGATATGCAACCAAACAGTTTGATTTACGATGAAATGCTTAGTTATTTTGGTTCTGTTGAAAATATAGCTAACTATTACGACACTACTCCACAGGCCGTTTATCAATGGAGGCAATGGGTTCCGGTTCTTAGGGCTAGGGAGTTTAAATTGCTTCTTAAGTGGAGGGAGGCAGAAAGTGAGCATTGATAAATTAGTGGAAAGGCTTGATAACTGCAAGGAAGTTAAGCCACGCAGAGGTCATCAGCAGTCATGGATTGCAAGATGCCCAGCTCATGATGACACCAAGCCTTCTTTGTATGTTGACCTTGCCCAGAATGGAAATATTTTGATTAAGTGCTGGACTGGTTGTGGTGCTAATGATGTGATTGAGTCAGTAGGTATGCACCCAGTTGAGCTTTTCCCAGAGGACGGTTACCAGCAAAGGTCACACAGAGAAATCAAGAAAGACTCTGACTGGAGAGAAATCCATCTTTCTATAGCAAAAACAAGGAGAGAGCAGGGTAAAACCCAGACCGCTAAGGAAAAGGAAGAGGAGTTGCAGTCTTACTTAGCCCTGAGAGGCTCTGTATGAGCGCGAGAGCGACTTTCTGGGCTTGGGACATACAAGTGCCTTCCTCTGAGAAGTTGGTGCTTCTGTGCCTCGCAGATTGCCATAATGCTGACACTGGTCAATGTAATCCTAGTGTTAATTATATCTCTAGGCAGACATCCTTAGAAAGAAAAACTGTTCTCAAGGCATTAAGTCTGTTGAACGATAAATCTTTGCTCTCAAGGGTAAAGGTTTCTGGCTCAAGTAACTGGTACACACTGAGTATAGGTAGTGCCAATATTGGGACAGGGGTAGTACCAAATATGGGACAGGGGGTAGTGCCAAATTTGGGACACAAACCTACAAGTAAACCTAAAAAGAACCTAAGCTGGACTGAAGAGGACAGAAAGGTCGCTGAAAGTATCTATGAAAAATTGCTTAATTTGAACTCAAAGCACAAGAAACCAAACATGGATTCGTGGTCAAATGAGATCAGATTAATGCGTGAAAGTGATGGTCATTCTCATGATGAGATAAATGATCTTTTTGCTTATGCCAATAGCGATAAGTTTTGGCAGTCAAATGTTCTTAGCCCTAAAAAGTTAAGAGAGAAGTGGGATGTATTAACAATCAAAAAGGGTGATACAAGCAGTTCACCCAAATTAACTTGGATTTAATCGGAGGATTAAGATGTGGATAATACCAAAGAATTACCAACCGTCATCAGCTTTTGTTCTGGCTACGGTGGAATCGAAAGAGGACTTGACCTTATTGGAGTCGAACATAGAGTCATCGCTTACTGTGAGATCGAAGCCTATGCAATTGCAAACTTGCTTGCGAAAATGGAAGCGGGATTATTGGTTCCGGCACCTGTGTACACATCTCTTGCTACCTTCCCAGCGCACTTGTTTCGAGATGCAGTTGACATCATCGTTGGCGGGTATCCGTGCCAGCCGTTTAGCACGGCAGGTAAGCGAGAAGGAGAAGGAGACTCAAGACATCTTTGGCCACTTATTCGGAGACATACACAAGCAATTAGACCTTCTAGGGTCTTCTTTGAAAATGTCGAAGGCCACATCTCGCTTGGACTCTCCAGCGTCATCAGCGACTTGGAAGAAGATAGTTATAGAGCAACGTGGGGAATATTCTCAGCGAGCGAAGTTGGCGCGCCTCACCAAAGAAAACGAGTCTACATCATGGGCGACTCCGAATACAATGGATTATTTGCCGCAGAGAAGCGAGGAAGCGACTCTGAAGATGGCTACAGGGCAAAGGAAGGGCAGATCGAGGCCATCCAATCTGAGAGAGCAGGTGAACCCCAGAGCTGTAGAGATTTATCAGGAGGTCAAGAGTTGGCCGACACCAAGGGCGAGCGAGTACAAGGATTGCGGACCAGTGGGGAGCAAGAGCCAGATCCACATGGACAAAAGAAGCTACCTTTGTGCGAAAGTCAAGGAAGAATCAAAGCCGACTGGACTGCTGAACCCAGACTGGACAGAGTGGTTGATGGGGGTCCCAATCGGGTGGACAGAATTAGGCTGCTGGGGAACGGAGTAGTGCCGCAAACAGCAGCGAAAGCGTGGCAAGTATTAAATCGGAGGATGCATGAAGAAAATTGATTTGACAGACAAAGAGCTTATGAATTTTATAGGCCAGCAGGAGAGTCAAGAGGTTGGTGACTTCTCAAGCTATTCAGAGAGGGTTGCTAGTCATCTAAGGAGTGGCGCAAGGTTAATTGGGGATAAGTTACCGTGGGCTAAGACTCACGATTACGTCAGGTGTGGTGAGGGTCAATTAAGCATTTGGGCTGGCATAAACGGGCATGGCAAGTCAGAGCTTGTTACAAATGTGATGACTCACTTCATGCTAAATGGTCGAAAGGTTTTAATAGCTAGTATGGAAATGAAACCGGAAGAGATATTGACCTCAGTGTGCAGTCAGGCAGCAGGGTGTGAGCCGTCAGTTAAGTTCAGCCAAGGTTTGTTAAATGACTTAAGTGAAACCGGATTTATTTATGAGTGCGAAGGTCGTGTAAAGAAGGAGCGGATGCTTGGCTTAGTTCATTATGCTGGCTCAGAGTTAAAGATAAACCATATGGTCATCGACAGTTTAACTATGTGCGTTAATCGTGACGACTATGAGGGTCAGGCTGAGTTCTGCAACAACTTAAGGGCTGCGGCAAAACAATGGAATATGCATATTCACCTTGTTGTTCATATGAGAAAGGGTGAGAGTGAAAGCAAGATGCCAAATAAGTATGATATTCGTGGCGCTGGAGAGATATCAGACTTAACTGATAAATTGTTTATTGTTTTTAGAAATAAGCAGCGCGAAAAGAACCAAGAGAAGTTTGGCGATCAGCCTGGGGTATGGCTTGCGCTAGAAAAGAACAGGCAAGACGGTGATGAGGCTAATTTTGGGTTATACTTTCACAAGCAAAGCAAACAATTTACTGCTTTTGAAAATAAAACTATGAATTTATTTAGAGGTAATAAGGTTTGAAAAGAACAAGGGGTTTTAACCCAAAAGATAAAAAAACAAAATACATTGCAATAATGATTCACAATATTGTTCAAAGGTTATCTGTTTCTTTTGGGTTTGATACCACTTTAAATGTTTGGACTTCTCCAGAAAAACAACTAATGCTGTCAGTTATTCACACTGCATTAATTGATAAGTTTAATTTTAGACACGCATATTTAGCTGCTGGTTCTATAGAAGACAAGAAGCTGGTGTTAAATGCTAAAAATTATTTTAATGGTGTTATCTGGCACAGTGAGATTTGTGGAGTTGATTCAGATTATATTAGGCGAATAATCAAAGAAGAATTTAAAAACATGGTAGACTCTGTTGAAGAGGGCTTTAGAAAAGAAGAGGTGAGGGTTTTAGAAGATGACACCGGAACAGAAAAAGAAAGTTAGTTATATGTACGTTAATTCAAATATTCCTATGGAAGAGATAGCTAGGGCGCTAAAAGTAAAAACCAATGTTGTTGTTGCATATTTAAAAAGACAAAACATTAGATCATTACCGCCTAGTGATGAGGAGTTGGCTTGCAATGAGCCAACAGAAGGTTTTTTAAGTTATTTGAGGGAAATCGGCTATGAAGTTTAAAGTAAACCATAAGAGTGAGCTTGTGCCTAGAATAGTAAATTCAAGGATTCCTGATTCAAAAAACGGCTACATAGTCACAATAGAGGTCGCAGATAGCCCAAAACGGCCTAAAACCGACTCTCAGAGAGCTTCTTTGCACCTATGGTGTAGGGAGCTAGCGGGTCAATTAAACGACTCAGGATGTGACCAGATTGCCGTTTTTAAGCTAATTAAGGAGGGTGTTGAGGTTCCGTGGAATGAGTCAACAGTTAAGGAAAATATTTGGAAACCTTTCCAGGCTGCTATGGTTAAGAAGAAATTCAACAGCACTGAAGAACTTGACAGTGATGAGCCATCAAAAATATATGATGTCATAAATCGCTGGCTATCTGGTCATGGAATGCCTTGCCCAGAGTGGCCGAGCAGGTGGAACAAATGAAAACTAGAATCCATGTTAATCAGCACGTTATAAGGCGTAATGCTAAGGCAACTGACGGTGTGGTTGAACCGCCCCTAACTGTTAAGACTTACAAGGATAACACCAAGTGCTTCGCTGCCAAGATACATGGCGAGAGTACCGTAGTGTATAGCCCTGATAAGCCTTTAAGTTGTGGGGCTAGGGTGTGGATTGAAACTGATGCTGAAGTAACAACGGGAGATAAAAATGGCCACAGAATTAAAAGTTAGGCACTTATCAAATGACACCTATCAGGTGGTTGAACTCGATGAGTGTGGTTATGAAACCGTTTATTTCCAAGGCTCTATCGCTGATTGTGAAGCGTATGTGAGACTTAACGACAGCGGGAGAATTTATGGAACTTAAATTGACAACTGTTGAAGCAGAGAGAACTGTGGGTGCTTATTGCAACCCTATAACTAAATGGCGCTACAGGATAACAACAAGCGCAAGATGCAAAGGGCTTTTGTCACAGAATATGTACACCTCTCGGATTAAGGCTTTTTTGGCTGGCGAAAGAATGATTAAGAAACTGAAAGACACATAACACCAACGACAACGGGAGAGAGTAATATGTTTTATAAGAACGGCAAGATTTACGTAGTTACAGAGTTTGGGTTTAAACAGGTTGGTTACTATACCCCTGCTTCTGATGAGACTAAAAACTACTACACATAACACAGAGCTTAACGATAACGGGAGAGAGAATTATGAAAACTAAAACTATTGAGATCACTGTTACAGGCCACACACAAACGGGTAAAAGCGCGATATTGAGAGAGATCAAAGATCACTTAGAGTCATTAAATATGGCTGTTGTATATTCTGATCGTGCGCACCGTAACAATCAGCCGCTTCCATTCAAAGAGAGCGATGATCACGAAAAGCCAAAATTAGACCGCACCGTAATTGTTTTGAATGAAAATAACGCTGCATAAATCTACTTAATGCACAACAACAAACGGAGAGAGGGCTTATGGCGGGTATAGAAGAGACTATAGAGAAGATAGCGGAGAAGAATCTTTGGGTACGGGGAGCAAAGGAGTCACTAAAGGACTTCAAAGCTCAAGGTATAGAAAGATTCAATCTACAGCTTGAGGGGAGAACCACAAGGGGCTGTAGTGATCACTATATCACACCTTCAGAGCTGCCAGAAGTGATACAAGCTCGATTATATAAGTATTATTTACGTATAGTTAAGGAGTCAATCAAGGCCACTGAGCTAGAGGTTAGTGAGTTGCTGAGTGAAATATAACACAGAGCTACGACAACGGGAGATA